TGCATGCGATTCCCTCAGCCGTCATGATGACCCCCCACGCCACGAGCGGCACCAAGCCGAAGATCGGGATGAACGCCGCGGCCGAGAAGAGCCAGGGCAGCACCAGCAGGAATGCGCCGATAGTGAAGTGTCGGTAGCCGGCGGCCGACAGGTAGGCGCGGGCCCTGGCCGTCATCGCTCGTGGGGAGTGGTCAACGAGGTTGAGGGGAGTCAACGGGAACGCTCCTTCGGATTTGGTTGGGGGCGTCAGCCGGTCGAGTCGAGCAAGCCGAGCCCGAGCCGGATGAGCGCGCTACTCTGCTGAGTCAGCGCACGGACCTGAGCCGCTACCTGAGCGGCGGTCGGCGGGGACAGCGCGAGGTAGTCGCCGTTGCTGGCCAGTGCGTTGATCGCGAGCTGGCGCAGCGCCGCCTCATTCCTCCTTGCCACCAGGGCCGCCTTTAGCGCAGGGGATTCGGCAGTCAGCTCAGCTTCGGTCTTGTCGCGCGGACTCCAGCTCACCACCGGGACGCCGCTGGACACCTCCACGCCCCGCTCCCACGTCGTGGTTGGGGTGTCGGGCGGCTTGGGCGTATCAGCGACCTCCTGCCAGCCTGATCCGCTCGGCTCGGACAGCGCAGCGGACACGACGGCCCCGGCCACGACGCGCGCCCACATCAGAGCCTCCCCAGCGCGATCCACCGCACGACAGAGGCAGTGGTCGTCCCGCGGCATAGCCAGATTTTCGCGTCGGACTCGGTGACCTCCGTCGCCCCACACCCCAGGATGTCGCTCGGCGTCGAGGATGCCGCGGTCGCCTGGACGTTGGGCGTATCGGCGAAAGGGGTAGGGAATGTGATCGTGGCCGACTTGGGGGTGCCGGCAGTGGTTGGAGTGATCGACACATTGCCGGCCACGGCCACCAACCCGCCGGCGCCTTGATTCAGCAGCGACGCGGACACCGCCTGCCCCGTGGTGAAGAACGACGGCGACACCCAGGCTTGCCACGGCACGTAGGTGTTCACGGTGTTCGTCCGGTAGACCACGACCGTAAACCCGGTCGTCGTAATGGACCTGACCGTCACCCCCTTGAGCGTGCCGCCAGCCACCACGGATGCGGGCGTGACCTGAACGACGGGAGCGACGGCGAAAGCGGTTGCGAACTTGACCGCAACCTCGGTGGGGGTGTTCGCGACCGGAGTCACCTTCACGATCCCGGACGCGGCAGTCGGCCCGATCGCCGCGTTTAGTTGCGCAGCGGTCGCCACAAGGCCGTTGGTGAATGAATAGCCCATCAGTCCACCGCCGACCAGTAGACGGTCGTCGCGACCGCCGTGGTCCGGTACATCCACAGCACGAAACCGGTAGGTGTCAGGCTGGCCACAGAGACTCCCTTCAGCTCCGCGAACGGCACCGACGTCACGGCCGTCAGGACAACCTCGGGCGTCGTCGCGAACGCGATGGGGAACGTCACCGACTGGGAAGAATCGACGCCAGCGGTAGGCGTCATCGTGACAGCACCACACTGGGCGAAACCGCCCGGGTACTGCCGGTTGTTCAGGTTGGCCGCGGTGACCTCATCGCCCGCCCGCCATGGCCCAGCCAGGCCACCGCCCGGGCCGGCCAGCCAGCCATCGCCGACCACACCTCGAGTCGCATCCCCGGCAAGCATGATCCGGTCACGCGCGTCGGTGTCGGTCGCCACGGCCAGGGACCACTCGGACGCCCCGATCGTCTCGGTGATGCTCTGCACCACGCCTTGCTGAGTCGATGAGGGCAGTTGAGAGGGTAGGCCGGGGATTGACAGGATCGAGCCTGACTCGAGGAGCGCCAGGGAGTCTGATGACGGGATGGTCAGCAGGTCGAAAGGCGCCACGGGGAAGCTCGGTTCCCCGGTCGGTCCGACCACCAGCCAATCCGCTATCGACCGCCCCGCCGCGTTGGTCAGCACGCCCGGCAGGTCGATTGCTGAGCGGTAGTCTGCCGCCTCGGTCGCCGTGTAAGTCGAGCCGTCCGGCCACGTCATGACAGCATCAGTGGCATCCCCGGCCGGGTTCGCCGACCACTCGACGCCCATGCCGATCACGCCAGCATCCGCCGACACTGCCGCCGGGATGTAGTCGTAGGCGGATTGCCGGATCGTGCCGTCCCCCAGGCAGAAGATGCGCGCCAATGAGCCGCGGGCATAGCTGCTGATGATGTCGAGGGGGGTCGCGCCGTCCGTCCTCACCAGCACCACGGCGGGATTGGTTCCTTGGGTGCCGACCGTCACCGTCAGCCCTGCCCACGCCATCACCTGAGCTACCGCAGAGGCCATGGTGAACATCGCCGTCGGCCCCACTGTGTAGGTGGTAGCCGAGATCGGAACCGAAGTGCCTGACCATATGGCTAGGTGCTTGACCTCGCCGGAGTACATGCGCGCCCGGCCGGACTCGACGGCGAACGCGCCGCCGACCGACACCAGGGAAGACAGCATGCGCACGGTGCTATGCCGAGTTCCGGCGGATCCGGTGTCGCTGTTCAGCTTGACCGTCGAGGGCGTGACGTAGAGATGCTCCATCCCGCCGGCCCATGTAGCCGTCGTGGTGGACAGCACGTAGTCGATCGGGTCGCCGGAGGTGTCAAGCTTCGTTTCGATCGCGCTCAGTTTCTTGGTAGACGTGTCGTACCAGATGCCGAGCGAGTAGGAGTCCGTGCCGACCTGGCACACGTAGCCGTCTTTCGCGCCCGGGTAGATGAAGACCGACAGCGACCACGACGTAGGTAAGTCGACGGTCCCGTCCGACTGTAGGTAGAGGCCACTGTCGGACGCCGGGGTAAAGGTCATGCCGCCGCTGGAGTCGGTCGGGAATACCGCGCCGGCACCCCAGGCCATTTCGCCGCCGGTCTTCCACTGCTGCACAGCCAGGCCAGGCCGGGAGTAGGAAGACTGATCGGACGCGGCGGCAGACTCGGGATCGGTCAGCGGCCAGTAGGCGAGCGGGCCCAGGGCGGCGGTGGACTCGACAGCCACGGAGCGCAGAGCTTTGAGCCCCGCCATGCCGAAATGGTCGATAGTTGACCACGTGACCCGGCAATCCGTCGCCGTCTCATTGCCGAAGGTCAGCACCTCGGAGTCAAGGAAGCCGTAATGCCGCGCACGCCACGATCCGCCGATGAAAGCGGTAAACCGGACCGGGCGGAAGCGGATTAGGTACGGGTAGTGCGGGGAGCCCGGACGGCGCGGGGTGAGCACGCCATCCGAGTTGTCCAGCGTGAAAGACGCCGTGCCCACCATGGCCGCGCCGTCGTCGGCCACGCCGCGCTGTATCTGCAACGACGCGCCCGACTCGCTCCACAGCAGCCGGGACGTCACGTCGAGCCATGACCCGTTGACCAGATGCTCAAGCTTCACCTGAGGAATGCCAGCCATCGGACCTCCTCTTTAGAAGCGCAGGGTTCCGCCGCGGCCGCGCGATTGCTTGAGCTTCACCAGTTCGGCCTCAACCGCCTTGGCGAACGACAGCGGGACGCCGGGCGGCGCGTTGATGATGATCGTGGTGCCGCCCGAACCGGACGCGCCTGCCTGATTGGCCATGGCGCGCGACTGCCCGTTGCTGTAGACGCGCGAGCCGGTCGGGAGCTGCATCAACTCTGGGCCGGCCTCGCCCACCCACGTCATGGCGCCGGACGGCGCGTAACGGGTGCCTGAAGCTGCGTAGCGCAGGAACCCGCTACCGCTGCGCTTGTCCACCCGGTAGGTCTGCGGACCCGAGCGGGTCAGCCCCACGCCCACCTTGATCGTGTTGCGCTGCCGCTTCAGTCGAGCGATCGCGTCGTCAACCTTTTTCACGCCCTTGGTATCACCCTCGGACTTCAGCCTGATCCGCTGTTTGTTGAGCTTCGCGATCTTGGAGTCGATCTCGGACATCTTGCGTTTCGACTGGGAGTCATCCACCCGCGGCTTTACGACCGGATCGGGCGCCTTCGCAAGAGCTGTGATCCCGTCCGCTACGGTCTGAATCCCCGTCGCCGTCGTCCGGAGCTTCTTCGCTGCGTCCCCGAGCCCCAGCGCTTCCGCAGCGCTCGCCGCCGCGTCGACGATCATGCCGAAGGTGCTGACGGCCGTTGCTAGGACCGGGAGCAGGAAAGCCTTAATCAGAGACCAGATGCCTTGGATCGCGTCACCCAGCAGAGCAAACCCGGCGGTAGCGCCTTCCATGACGGCAGGGTTCTGCTCGGCCCAGTCCAGCACGCCCTGACCGGCATCGATCAGTCCCAGCATGGCTGGCTGGAGCTTCTCGCCGATGTTCTCCTGGAGGTCGCCGAAGCTGGCCGCGAGGATCTTCTGCTTGGTCTCGGCCTCGGGGAGTTGCTTGGTGTAGCCGCCGACCGTCGACTGCAAGCCTTCGAGGGTCTGCCGGTAGTTCTCGGCCGGGTCTTTGCTCGCCTTGAAGCTGAAGCCCAGCTCTTTTGCCAGGCGGCCAGCGCCACCGAGAGACTTGCCCATCGCCTTCGCAGCGTCCGGGATGCTCTTGCCGGTGCGGTTGGCGTAGTCCACCAGTAGCGGCGTCATCGTCTTGAGCTGATTGCCGGTCAGCTTGTACCGGGCCAGCACTGCCTGCCCTGAGGCAATGTCGTCGGCGTCCGCGCCGGTCTTGCGCTGCAAGGCTTGGTTGTATTCGCGCAGCTTCTCGATGTTGACCGACGCGACCTTGGGGAAGCGCTTGTAGGCGTCCTCCAGTTGCTTCTGTGACTTCTCGGCGTCGGCGAACGCTTCGAGCGAGCCCTGAGCAAAGTCCACAACGGCAGGGATCGCAGCCAGTGCCGCGCCTGCGATGCCGAGCATCGCGACCTTGCCGACCTTGCCGACCTTGCCCAGCTTCCCGCCGGTCTTCTCGGCCTCGCCCTGCACCCCGCGCAGCGTGGACGAGGCGGACTTGTCGGTGCCCAGTAGGACCAGCTTGAGGGCAGTGTCAGCCACGGGCCTGCCTCTCCCTTACGTAGTCCTCGGCCCAGTCGCGGTAGGTCTCCCACTCGGCGTAGGTGAGGCGCAGGATGTGCCAGGGGTGCAAGCCGAACAGGTGGGCGAACAACGGGCGCCGCGTCTCGATCTGACCCTCCATCGACACCGTGGGGCGTCGCCGCCAGGTGCCTACCGGGATCACGCGGCGTCGGCTTTTCCCCCTTCGTCCCCGTCGACGTAGAAGTCCAGGTCATCCCAGGTCCACATGCCCAGGCAGTCGCCGATGTCTACCTTGTCGCCCTCCAGCCGCATCGCGCACCAGACGGCCACAGCGAGGGAGAACTTGAACTCGGGGTGCGCCTGCTGAGCCTCGGCGTCCGGCTGCGACTCGATCTCCATCGCCAGCGCGATCAGGTCATCCCACGTCCGCGCCTCGGTGAACTCCTGGCCCTCGCCCCGCAGCCAGTGCTCGACCTTGATCTGGTCGCGCACCAGCACCTTCCGCAGGTCGCCATAGGGCAGCTTGCGCCCGGCGATCACATACCCGCCACTCATAGTCCCAACTCCTTGAACACGTCGCGAAACACTTTCTCGAACTCGGCGCGCGCCTCGGGCGGCACCGATTGGAACGCCTCGGAGAACGTGCCCTCGGGCACGCTCTGGGAGGCCCAGTTCTTCCGATTGCCGTAGACCGGGTGGCTGACTACTCCGCGGCGGTCGATCGGCGACAGTTGAGACTTGCGGCGATTGCCGACCCAGATGTCCACGCCCGACCCGCGTAGCGCTGTGGTCACGCGGGAGCCCCGGAGCCGGTCGCGCAGACCACCGCGGGCCGGCATCGGGTCTGAGCCTTCCTCGCGGACGTGCTCACCGATTGGCTTGGCGGCCTGACGTAGGCGCTTGCGGATCGCCGCGGCCACCTTGCGATCTGCACCCTTGAGCTTCGCCGCGAATCGGTCGTAGTCCGACGCGTCGATGTTCACAGCGTCGTATCGGCGGTCCGCTGAATGATCTGCATCAGCGGGTTCGTCCCGTTCTCCAGTGCGGTGAAGTTGCATGCCGCCTTCGTCGTGTCGCCGGACGGCTTCGGCAGCTCGCCGTCAAGCCGAATATTCGCGAGCGCCACCTGCAGCGTTTCCAGCCCGGCCGACAGCGCGCCCGCGGTGAAGTTCGCTACCAGCGTCAGGTCGGTGTCGGCGAGGAAGCCATCCCGGTACACCGTGTCGGAATACTCGATTCCGAGCGTGCCCGTCACCGCAGCCAGCCCGGGGATCGGGATTGACTTCTTGCCAGCACCGCCAGCCAGGAAGCGGGCCACGTCGGCGTTGCGGGCGACGTCCATCGAGAAGTTCGTGATGTTCGCCAGCGCCGTGCCGCCGATCGCCAGTGTGGTCGCGCTCGGTGCGGTGTAGGCGCCACCGAACAAGCTCGCGCCTGCGAACGAGAAGAGGTTCGCGCTGGTCGTGTAGGTCGCCGTCGCCAACGCCGTCGCCGTCGCCATGTCGCGAGCGTCGATGTCGATCTTCAGCTTCAGGATGTCGGCGTTGTCGAGCGCCAACCCCCATGACGGGATCACGCAGCCGGTCGCGGTGAACGGGTCGATCACCGTCGAACCGTCGGACTGGATCCGCGGCACGCCCAGCTGGCCCGTGAACGGCTTCAGTGCGCCGCCGAGGGTGTGGTTCACCTGATACGTGGCGCCCGAAACGAGGGTCGGAGTCGGCTGGACAGCGCCGCCGCAGATCAGATACCACAGCAGGCCGAAGCTCCGCGACAACACCTCAAGGTTGAACGAGCCGCCGTAGTCGCCGTTCGGGGTGACCCGACGGTTGGCGCGCGGACCGATCGTACCCACCCGCAGGCCAGAGCCCTGGACGCGGTTCGGTCGGTAGTCGAAGCCGTCGCCGGCCATCAGCTCATAGAAGCGGTCCACAACGACCGGCGTGCCGTAGGTCGCCTCGGCCTTCACGCCGAACTGGGCATCGAGAACGGTAGCCATCACTCACCCGCCTTGTCTTCATCGTTGGTCGCGGGGGCCGGCACGCGCTCGGCAACGCCCTGCTTGAGCAAGCTCTTGGCGGTATCGCCGGTCGCCTCGAATCGGTCGCCGGGCTTCACGGTGATGCCGAGTGTGGGGATGTCGACCTCGAACGGGCCGATGTACTTCAGGTCCATGTTTGGTTGCTCCTCAGATGCGCGCCGCGAACTCCACGCGGGCAGTGATGATGGCCAACGCACCGTCTTCGGTCTGGCCCTGGTCGTAGTCAATCCCGGTAAAGTTCGTTCGCACCATGCCGGGAATGCCGAGGCGGGTATCTTCGCGCAGCACGTCCTGCACCTCGGCGAGGATCGCGAACGCCGAATCGCGCGCGCCCTTCATGGATGCGTCGCCGTCCAGCACGTAGACCACCAGCGTGAGCGTGCCTGACTCGTTCCGGCCCGTCGCGGTGACAAGCGGCCACTCCTGGGTTGCAGTGGCGGCAGGGGTTGGGGTGGTGGATTCGGGGTCGGAGATCCCGACGTAGAGCCAATGGCCGATCTCCCACGATGTGGGCAGGCCGTCCTGGACGAGGACCTGCGAATCGTTGGAGAAGCGGTCGGTCATCTGACTCACGAGCGCGTCGATCAGGTCAGGGACCACAGAGGGTCGGCGCAGTGTGGTGGTCACGGCCAGCGCTCCCATCGGTATGACTCGATCAGTTCGGAAACGCGCCAGGGCATCGCGTGTGCAGCCCCCGGGGTGTCGGCTCGGGTGCTGCCGCGCCGGAAGCTCCACAGGTGCAAGAACTGTTCCTCGATCGCCGTGTAGACCTTCGGTGGCAACGCAGCCCAGCCGGCCATGTAGGTCAACTGGTAGGCGCCCGGGGGTAGGCCGTGCATGATGCCTGCGCCATCGACGTAGGTGGATGCCCATGATGTCAGCGCCACCCCGCTGCGGCTGATCGCAGTCGTTGGGCCGATGTATGGGCCGACGGGCAGCGCCAGTCCCAGCCCGCCGTTCACTGCCGAGACGGTCACAGGCGTCGGGGCCAGCGGACCGACCACCTCGGCTACCTGCTGCTCGGCCGCCTCGATCATCCGCTGGACTTGCTCGTAGCTGTAGCGCGTCGTGGGCACTGGGGAGTTGCTGATGAGCATCTTGGCCCCATCCAACGTCAGCACACTCATTCAAGCCCCCTCGGATTGTTGGGCGTGCGCGGCGCTTCTCGCCGAAGCGCCGCGCACGGGGGTAGGGGTGGGCGCGGGTGGGTCTGGCCCCCCGCGCCCGGTTTTGCCCGTTGGCGTCAGGCGGTCGCCGTGGTCTGGAACACACGGACGGCCTGAGCGTCCTGGAGGGTGCCGTCCGCACGCTCGAAGCCGAGGAACCCCACCTGGAGGTAGTCGGCGTACCGCTCCGTCAGGCGCAGCATCTGCAGGCCCTTCACGATGCGGATCACGTAGGCCGCCTTGATGTCGCCGAACAGCAGCGACTTGGACGACGCGGCCAGCGTCGGCATGTCGTTGTTGATGACGAACGGGTAGGCCGCGATCGTGCTGGGCACGTCCGCGCTGAGGGCCGGTTGCCACAGGTACTGGCCATCGGTGCCCTTCAGCTTGCGGATCGCCTTCCGGACCGTCTTATGCATCATGAACTTCAGGCCGGGAGCACCGTCGTAGCCGTCACCCAGAGACTCGGTGAGGTCGATGATGTCATCGCCCGAGATTCCCTTGGTGGTGGCGAACGAGCCGGTCCCGGTAACGCCCACGGTCGCCGAGGTGACGATGCCGTCCGGCTGAGCGGTACCAGTCCCCACGGTGAAGTGGTTGTTCAGGATGCGGCCCACGCGGGTGCCGAGCTTGCCTTGCAGCCACGCCTCCGACGTCGAGGAGTCCTGCAAGAACTGCAGCGACGCCCGGATCATCTTGGAGGTGTACATGTAGCTGTCCAGCGAAGCCGTGCCGAAGGTGATGTCCTGCTCGGTGACAGCGGTGTTCTCGGCCAGAATCGCACCGATGTTGCCCGTGTCGTCGTTGGTCGGCCAGGGCAGGTTCGCGCCGGTCGAGGTGGTGATGACCTCGGCTTCCTGCAGCATGGGCGACGCTGCGGTCTGCACCTCAACGATGCGGTTCCACCACTCGGCCGGCACGGTGTAGCCGCCGGCCGAACCGCTGCCGACGCCGGCGGCGTTCTTGATCGCCGGGTCGGTCAGGAACCGAGCGCGCATGATGTTGCGCTCGTCGCTCTCCATCTCGGCGATGCCGTTGCGGACGAAGTTGCCGAACGCCGACATGACGGCCGCATCCTCACCACCACGGTCCTGATCGGGCTCGCGGAACAGCACGCCCGGCCGATCGACGCGGGAGTAGTTCTGCTCGCGACTCGTCGCACGCTCCGCCCGCTCGATGTCCTCGTCGCGCTGGTCGAGGTCCGCCTCCATCCGGTCGTAGGACTCCCGCTCTTCGGCCGTGTTCAGGCCGGCGTCGAGCAGCGACTTGGCCTGCTCCCAGATGTTCGCCCGCTGGTCGCGGAGCTTCTGCACGTCCACCATGTGGAGTGCTCCTTCCTCCCGCGGACGCGGGATTTTGGCCCGGCGGGACGATCCCGGCGGGTGGCTTGTGTGGTGCGCTCAGAGTCCCCGAGGGGACCGCTTGCGCAGGTTGAGGCGGCGGCGCAGATCTGCGGCCAGCGCCTCGGCATCAACGGCAGAGTCGCTGTCGATGTTGATCGTGATGTTCGGCGGCACATCGGGGGCCGGGATCACCGGCGGCGGGGCCTCATTGCGGCCTGCGTAGTGGAACTGCGACAGGTCGAATCGGTTTTCGTCCCCACTGTCGGACGGTGCGCCAGCAACCGAATCGGCCAGGCCCGCGGCCACCGACTCGGTTGCCGAATACCACGACTCAGCGAGCATCGCTGCCCGCCACTCTTCGTCGGTCCCGCCGGCTTTCTTCGCGTAGATGCTGGCGATGTTGTCCGAGAGCATGTCGAGCCGCTCGGCGACGTTCCGCATATCGCCGGCGTTGCCGACGCACAGCCCCCACGCGTCGTGGATCATCAGGGTGCTGTTGTCGCCCATGATCAGCTCGTCGGCGCCGGCGGCGAGGAACGATGCCGCCGATGCAGCCAAGCCGTCGACCACGGCCACCACTCGCGACTTGTGTTGTCGCAGCATGTTGAGGATGGCCACAGCCTCGAACACTTCCCCGCCCGGGCTGTTGATGTGCAGCCGGATCTCATTGACCTCAGCGGGCAGCGCGGCCAACGCAAGGGCGAACTCCTTTGCCGACACGCCCCAGTCCCCGCCCCACGAGTCAATCGGGTCGTAGAGGCGCAGTGTGGCTGTGGCGTCGCCGTCGCCAGTCTCTGCGGTCGGGGTGAAGTTGAGCACCGACGCGCGAGCGCCGGACTTGGGCGGGGTGTGTCCGCGGAAGCGGTAACGGTCAGGCATCGGCGGGTGCTCCTGTCGTGTCGTCAGCGGTGCCGAGTAGGCCGAAGTTGAGCGGTCGGTAGCGGACCTGACCCTTGCCGTCTGGCACGGGGGGCCGTTCCTCCAGTGCGAGGATGTCGTCGGTGTTGAACGCCCCTAGGCTCCACATCTCGCGGTAGAAGTCGGCGCGCTGCTTGGAGTCGCCCCGCAGCAGGCCCTCCACGCTGAAGTGCGCATAGGCAGCCTCGGGGCGGATGACGCGGCTCAGCCTCTGCTCGATGCGCACCAACCACGGGCGCAAGGTGTAGGTGACGAAACCGATCGACTGCTGCTCGATACCGGTCCCCCAGCTGGTCGACTTGTCGGTGTCCATCAACATGTGCGGCGGAACCCGGAACATGCGCGCGATTTCGGAGATCTGGAACGCGCGGGACTGCAAGAACTGCGCATCCTCGGGCGGGATCGTGAGTTGCGTCCACTTGGCGCCCGAGTCGAGGACGATGGTGGAATGCGCGTTTTCCAGCCCTGCGCGCTTGGCTTGCCATCGTGCTTGGATCTGGTCGGCCTGGCCAGCGTCGAGGCGCTGTTCGGTCTGCAGGATGCCGGTAGCCAGCGATCCCGAACCGAACAACTTGGCGCCGAACTTCTCCGCTGCCATGGCCAGCCCGAGGCCCTGGCGGGCGGCACGGACAGGCGACACTCCACACACGCCGTCATAGCCGAAGCCGGGAATGTGCAGAATCTCGCGGTCCGCGAAAGCTTCGCCGTCGATCGAGTATACCTTGGTGCCATCGGATGCCCGGCCCGCGCGTACCCTGCCGGGGTGAATCGGCCAGAACTCCCTGAGGCGGCCGAGTTGGTCCTCACCCTTCCACAGGTAGGCGTTGCCCCACAGCAGCAGGTGCCCGACCACAACCTCCCATAGTTCCATCGGGGTCATGTCCGGATGGGGGTTGGACAGGAGTGCCGCGGCGCGTCCACTGGTGAGCTTCACCCGGCCGGCGCCCTCGCTCTCGCGGTAGGCATGCAGGGGGAGTGAGCCGATGGTGCCGGCCAGCAGCGTCACAGCGCACCACACGGCAGACAGGCCCAGAGACTTCACCTCATCCACAGTCACGCCCGCGTCGACCTTCTCGCCGCCGAACAGCTCCACGATGTTCGCCGAACTGATCGGAACCTCGGGACTTTCGATGGTGGCGTTGAACAGTCGGCCAAAGATGGTCACAGGTCAGGCCTCCCTCTCGGCCATGGCGGCGGCACGAACAGCGAGCAATCCCGCAGCCAGGAGTTGGGAGCCGCCGACGATCAACGCGACGGCCAGGCCGGCCAGGATGAACGCGGCAGAGACCATGGCCGCCGCGCCCATGAACGCCAGCAGTACGCCGATGATTTCCAGGCGAGAGGGTGTCACGGCGTTTTCCCCTTTCACCAGACGTTGAACGGCCGAAGCGCATCCGCTGCGACCAGCTCGGCGGCAGCGGTGGCAGCCACCAGCAAGGCGATATCGGAAGTTGAACGGTTCCGGCCCCAGACCCATAGCCCCTCATCCACGGAGCGCTTGGCGCCCGCAGTGACGGCGGTGGTGAGTGGGCCTTGCCCGCGGTGGACGATCGATGCGGCGGTGACGCCTGAGACGAAGTTGACGCAAGCGCGGGCATAGTCGGCGCGCGGCATCACGTCAACGAACGCGCCCGCGGTGGTCAGTCGGTCATGCAAAGCCATCGCAGCCGAGCCCTCCACCAGCCACACCCTGCGGCCACCCCACGGCAGGTCGAACAGCCACTCGACACCCGGGTGATAGTCCATCACCTTGCCGTTAGAGGTAACCTCCAGCGCGGTTCGGCCATCAGCGGTCCGGCCCGCTGCCACGATGCCCGCGGTTGTGAGCAGCGGGGA